ATTTCCATCATTCCATTTAATAACTCCGTGAGCTACTTTGAATTGAGTATTGCCATATAGCTGAGGAATCTTATTTTTTCTTCTAAACCCGAAGGAGCTATTACTCATAAGGTCTAGATGCTGACCATTAGCAGACATATCTAATTGCTTACGATCAGATTGTCCTGCTGCAAGAGGGGCTGCTGGAGAATCAAAGACAAACGAAGAGTTTCTACATCTAATAGCTTCTCCACTATGAGCATCAACACAGAAGTTTTCATAGGTAACCTTTGATCCATCAGCCTGAATACCCTTATCATCACCATAAACATCCAAGAGACCTTTAATATCCATTTCAGAATTATTTAAGATCATCCCGTAACCTGTATTTAATTCCGTACCGATGATACTACCAGTCTCAGCATTAGTGGGCAATCTTCTTTGAACTCCTCCTGTTAACTTAGAATTATCAAGAACAAATCCTGCGTAATTTCTGGAGGCTATAATGTTGCAGTCAACTCCCGAACCCCCCGTATCTCCAGCATAAGTTGTACCAAACAAAGTTGGGAGAGAACTAACAAGAACTTCACTATTAACTGCGTGGAATCCGTAACCAGTCTTCGCTTCTCTAGTAGTCGTACTTGTTAACTTATAGTTTCTATAAGCAGCAGCGGATCTTGAAAGAGTTACTTTAGAGTTATTAAACTTAAATCCAGTTTCTTGTGCCCTGACCCCAGCGCAGTTTTCCAGAAGAACATCTGAGTTGGTTATTTCAATAGCATTCTTACGAACAGTTTCTCCATCAACAAAGAAGTTTCTAATATAAATGGGACCATCACAGTTCTTAACGCTGATCTTAGAACAGCGGTTGAAGTAAGTATTGCCACCTACACATAACTGCTCCGCAGCAGTTAATTGGGCTCTATAGATCTCTAAGTCTGTCGCTTGGTTCGTTGCACTAACATCCATAGTTGTTAGAGTATCATCAGTAGCTGTATTATCAATATTCTCATACGGAGCAAAAGAGAATTGATCTACAGTTCCAGTAAACGGGGTAGCTGATTTAAACGCTACTGTTAGAGGAGCTTTTCTTAAATTATGTTTTGGATAAAAGAAAGAATACCCCAGGTTCTCGGCTTCGTCAGGATCAGCCGCTAAACCAAAAACAGGGGTGCTTATATGAAGACAAGAGGTATCTGCAAGGGTAGAACTTAAATCCAAAGAGCTTACAGTAGTCATGAGAGCATGAGAGGCATTATAGGTTGGTGCAGCAACAATGGCTTGGCAGTCAGCAGATGCATTATAAACTCTACCAAAGTTTCTATTAATGATCTCAATAGAACCCCCCTCTTCAATTCGGAAATTATGTAGCTCTAAGTTTCCAAGATCTCCAAAGTTTCCAACTTCAACCAAAACAGGGAAGCGAACAATTTTAGGAATAGCAGCAATACAGGAACTCAGGTCTGTAAAGATATTGTTATTAGCAGCCAAAGTTGCGGCTGGAGTATCAGCAGAAACTGTTAGCGCAAAGCCCGTAACTCCTGAAGTAGCAAATCCAGCCTGTTCCCAGTTCTCATAGGTACGCTCTTCAAGATCATAAAGAGGAAGATTATCTTGTTCCCAATTGTAGAAGGAGCTTGTATCGAACTTGGACACATAAGGGGTCCAAGAGTTAAACAGCATGACGCTGCCACTACTGGTATAAATGTCGTTTCTATTAAAAGGCATTAGAAATTAAGTGTCCATCTAAATATGAGACTAAAATCATTAGTCTTTCGAATATTGCTGAAGGTTCTATATGCCACAAGAATTGGTCTATCGTCTGTATTCCCTGTAGGATTCTTCATTAAAAGCCCAACCTCATTAATATTAGCATCAGTACTATCTCTCGTAATATCATTACAAGCTTCCTCATCAACCACCAAGGTATACCGTACAGAACTGTCCCCTATCTTCGTCCTTTTATTGGCAGGAATAAGCGCAGCAGCGTACTCAGTTAGAGTAACATTAGTTATCTGATCTCTAACAGCTATAAATAAATTACTACCAGCCCCATACTCACTCTCAGTTGCTTGTCCTGAAAGTTCATAAATAGAACTAAGAACCCCTCCTGTAGGAGGACCAGAAACACCTACTTGGAACCGATCAATTTGATAATCTAAAACACTATTGGAACCAGACCCAGTGAACATATAAGTAAGACCCACACCCATACCAGATACGATAATGTTGTGGTCATCAAAAACAACTTCTTCTTGACCATCAGTGTATCGTTTAATGATGGTCAAATGTCCGTTAATCCCTAATTCTTCTGTAAAATTTTTCATAGGAAGTGTAATCTCCACTTAATAGTTAGGTCTGTGTGTTTAACAAAACCAGCATTATCACCATGATCATTGATGTAACATAGGTTTTTACTTAATCCTTTCCTAGCAAATAGTTTGTATTTCCTAGGATTATTTAGTACACTAAAGGCAAATGGGGGAGTATTTCCATTCAGAAGAGATTGTTTCATATCAATTGTCCATAATCCGAGGTGATAGATGCCACCGTATAAATTTACAGTAGCCAAATCCCCTCCCGCTAACATAACGCTGTATTCCACCGTACCTGAATTAGTGGGATCATGTCCCCCTGATACCGTCAACCCACTTGCCCCTGAACTCATCTCATACTCTTTTTTGATGTCGGTTCCTGGGCTTCCTGACATAACCATATTCACAAACCCAGATACATCCATGGAGCTAACTTCATTAAAAAATCCAAATGTATCAGAAACAGCGGAGAGGTTTGTAGGAAAAGCGGTTTCCACACCTTCTTGAGCCAGTATACGATAGGTTGCGAGATCCATAGCCCCTTGGGTAGAACTTCCAACAGGAAAAGCTCCCAAAACAGTCTGTGCTAACACCAAAGAAGAGGGGTAAGTACTGGCAGTATCAGGAGTACTGTAAGCGAATTCCGTTGATTCCATCATACTACTCCCTATCGCAGATGGTAAAAAGTTAATATGTTGTCCATTTCCTGGGAAAACGCTGCTAACATCGACTCTTACTCCTGACCCAGTAAATGATGCAGAAACACTTGTGTTCTGTTCCAAAACTTTAGAGCTTGGGTTTGGTGCTTCAGGCAATCCAACATCAGGAATATACGAGGATCCATCTAAGACATTTTGAAGTGCTATAACCAGAGGACCACCTCTTATTCCATTCCCTGATTCACCTATGGTCTTAACTAAATATCGTATTTTATCCGCACTGAGATATTGTGCATTCCTCGCTGATGTAAAAGCGTCTCCACCAGTACCAAAGGATATAGCTTGAATGGTATAGTTAGAAGAGTCTAAAATGGAGGAGGTAGCGTGGTCTGCAATACCAGATAAGGAGGGGGAGACTGTCATAATGTCAGCTAATAGTTCTCCTGCTCCATCCACAAGAAGGTTACTTTCCCTGTGAAGAAGTTTGTCTCCGTCCCAAATTTCTACTTCTCCTCTCATTAGTTGTCTAACTCCACATTTGTATAGTTATTATAATTGGTTTGTTTTGTAACGAGGTTCGTCCAATCTGGTTGGATTCTATAGTTCAATCTACTACCACCACTTAGTTCTAAAGTACCTGATGTAATTGTAGCATCTCTAGAAGCAAGAGTGGTTGCATAAACTCCAGTACCTAGTCCTGCCAATCCATTATAGAACTTTAAAACATCTCTAAGTTGCTCTTTATCTAGGTATAATTTATCTTCTGTAACAAAAGGTCGGAAAGGGATACCACTAGTCGCAACCCCGTGCCCAGTTCCTATAGCAGCCTGATCTCGTTGAGTAACATCCTCAAGCTCTATAGAATCAATTAACAAGTACTTAGTTGGATTATTGTTTGGAATAAAGAAGACTTCCACAATGTAATTAGTATCGTCTCTATTTACTTGCTCAGTAATTTGATAAATGTCATCCTCAATTGGAATAATATCAAGGTATTCATAGTTATTATGAATAGTAAAGTTTCTAGTATCAAATTCTATAGTAAAAGTTTCAAAATATTTATCCTTAAGATTCTTGAGAGTATTATTATTTATAACTTCAGAAGAATCAGATATATTTCCTAAACAATATATCTCATCTACAGGATCTGGAGTTTTAAGTACAAAATCATATATATGGGATAAGAGATTTTTAACCCCTGGTAGAGATATCCTAGTATCCCGTATCACTTCCCATTTTTGCTTAGGAGTCCAGGTCCACATAACTCCACTAACTGGTTGGGTATGAATCCATACCCCTAACTTTCCTCCCCCCAATATAGGAGAATTTTCTTCTGCAACTAAAGCTTTAATATCTAATTTAAATTTATGATCCTTAATGAAATAGTTTCTTCTATCTCCATATGAAGAAAGATCAAAACGAAGTCTTGGCAACCCTCCAACAGATTTACATTTGACTACAGAATTATTAACTAAATAATTTTCCATACCAGGAACAGCATTTGAAGAATCTAATTTAAATATAGTAAACTGATTAGCGGAAGGAGCCCCTGATATATCACAAAACTCTATACCACTTAAAATAGCTGGATTTCTATAATCAGCATTATTAATATTTCCCGAAGTCCAAGTTCCCGACAAAGGAACAACTGATTGCCCATCGCTACTTGCAATAAAAGTTCCATCTGCTGTTTCGTTCCAAACATTTCTAATGTTAATCGAACTAGCACTGCCAGGAGTAGGGGCTATCATATTTCCAACAGCCGATCCTCCCAAAGCAAAATCACAATTAAATAATCCATTTCCAAATACTTGAGCAAAAATATTACCCCCAGTCTTAGCAGCCTCATTTAACCCTAAGGGGTGTTTAGCAAAATACTTACAGTAATCTCTATGGGTTTTCTGAAGACCCGTTCCAAAACTAAAGTTCTCATAGTCAGCAAAAGAATTCAGAACAAAGCCACTAGCAATAGCTTGATTAGCAAAGCTTTGAAGATTGTTTTTCCAATAAGCATCAGCATCAAATCCGCTTGTATCTAATTTAATTTGTTCATTAGCATAGTCATATGCTTTAGATTCAAATAGCTTATGCATGGTAATATAAAGTTCAGGAACCTGACCTCTATCTACATATCTTGCTGTAGCAGCCGCAACTTCTGGCATCTTATTATTAGAGCCTAAAGCTGATAAACCTCTATACGGGAAGGTAGCACTAGTGTAAACTCCTGAGAACTGACGAGAGGACTCAAGCTTCTCACATTCATGCCAAACCCCCGAAGGATTAACAGGATCCACCACAGGGTAGAACTTGCCAGCAGAGGCCACATAGCCCAGCGTAAGCTCTCCTAAGGACGAAGGCAAGGACTCCTCAAGGGTGGAGGGATCGTAGCTCACAGGGCCATTGAAGCCCGTCCTGTCGTAGTAGCCTTCTTGGGGGAGAAGGTACTTGAGGTTGCGCCTTCTTAAAGCCCTTCTAGGAACAGAATTTAAACTAGGAACATGATTTACAGAGCTTAATAAGTTATCAATTATTTGATCGGCCTGGGGTCTCTTAAAAGTATTTGCTCCATCTCGTCCTCCACTAGAATCCTGATTTCCATCCCCGCCACCTTGAGCAAAGGTCATAGCAGTTCCGCTCCACTCAAAGTTTGCTAATACAGATGCAGATGTATACGAGGCTCTTGTATCATCTTTATCAAAGCCTAAATATTCCCATTTTGCACTTGAAGTTGAAAAATAATCTTCAGCACTAGCAGTAAGATTTACTCTAGTAATAGCATGAGCAGGAGAGAATTCTCTTGCTACTCTAGCTGCTTCGTATAGAGCATACTTACTATCCCCTTCTAAAGTAGTTTTAGCAAAATCAAAATCAGTATCTTTAAAATTAATAAAGAGGTGAGAAGATTTACCATTCCACAAGTTCAAGAGGTTCTTCTCGTAGTCAGAAATACTGAGCATCACATCATTAAAGTTTGAGGGAACTTGGACCGAACTAAACAGCATAAGGAACTCATTTAAAGTTCCTAAATCTGAATCATCTGTAACAGCACTACTAAGAATATAATTCCCTACCTCATCAGCAAAACTCTCTTTTACATTAAAGCACTTTAATCTTTCTACTACCAGACTAACTAGATCAGCCGTAACAGTAGAATCTTTATAGTATTTTACCTCTTCAAACGGAGGAAGGGGATAATTTACTCTTCCTCTATAGTTAAATAAGAAATTAAGATCCCCTTCTGGTTTAAGATAAATAGGACGCTCTCCCGTAACGGGGTGATCTGCCCCAGCCATGTATACTCCAGAACCTAAAGCCCCAAATCCTGTCGCAGCTTCGAATGCGTTACCTTCTCCAAACAGTTTTGCATCTTGTTTGTATGCTTGATATCCAGGACTATCAATGGCATGGATATGGAATTGTTTCATCCCAGGCTCCCCAACTACGGTGTATAGTTTAGTTTTACAGCCATCATTATCAACTTCCCAGAATTCAGGAACACTAAACTTCTTTCCATGGAATAAGAAGTTATCAGGGAATGCTTTATACAGATCCATCATGATAGAATCTACCACAATCTTAAGATTTTCATCTAAACTACTAGTACTATAAGTAAACACTCCTGCTTGAGTTGCTAATCCAGGAGTCCAGGTATTTAAATTCTTAAATAAAGGAGATTCTGTTCCTAAAGCATACCAAATTAATAAGGGAATATAGGATTCCCAAAGTTCTTGAACTTTACCTGAAACATCAAAAACAGAATCAACAATCAAAGCATTTATAGCTGCCTGGATAGCTGCTATAGTTCCTGATTGTTTGTATAGATCTAAGGCTAATCGTAGTTGATGCCTCCACTTTGACGGAGAGTGACCACGAAGCTTAAAGCCAATCAAGTCTGCTATGTATTGTAAATGCTCCCCTTTAACATTCTCTATATCATAAATTAAACCAATGTTATCAATTTGGTTGCTAATATCAGCAAACTCGTAACCCATAAGGCTATTAAATTTTCGATAGGGTCCTTTAGATGTTTTGTCTTCTAATTGTAAAGAAGCATCAATATAACTATCGAAGGCATCCTTAACTGTATAGTCTTGTTCGTCAATATACAAAGGAGAGTAGACTACATCCATTAAAGTTTGAAGAGCCTCTAGCTTCTGAGTCCCGCTAGTATAAGTAGGAATAACTCCTGCGCTAGATTCGGTGATACCGTCTGCCGTTCCAGAAATGAAATCAGCAGGAATATACCCCCCAAAGGAACAGGTCTCATTGTTCCTCCATAAATATTCTGTTAATCCTTTTACTCCATCAATAGTCTCCAAGGTCTTACCCATATAAAGACTATTAAGAGAACTAAGAACATAGCTAGATGGAGAATAGTCTAAGCCCCCATCAGCAGAAGTATTTAAGAAATACATCCACCCTAAGGCATCCACTAAGTAATTATGAACACTACTAGCATTTGCATCTCCCGTTAAAGACGAGAGTGTAATCATATTAGCCTGAAGAGGATCTACCTGGGTAAGAGAGGGAGGAATAATGATAGGAAGTAAAGTACCCGAAAGGTAATCATTAAACTCACCACTCGTATCATAGTTAGATAAAGTAGTACTTAGAGGCAACAGAATCTTACTCTCAAATAAGTAAGGGTTAATTTTTGTTAACTCATTTTGTTTTACGAAATACTGGGATATACCAGAAATATTACCTAAAGCAGAAGTTTGTGAATTTGCTACACCAGAAAGGGGGATAACGGTAGAAATATTAGAAGCAACATTCAAGTGAGCATTGATTACCTGCGACACAGGATTTACTTCGGTTCCACTTAATAGAACGTCTTCCGTCCTATACACTTCAGGAGTGATAAGTTCAATTAGCTCTACAAAATTAGTTTTGTAGTACTTTCTCGGATTAGATGTAAACTTGCTATCACCCATTAATCTAATAGTTCTATATTAATAGTTAAGTTATTTAATTGAATAATTTCATTAAAATCAATCGTGATGTCTTCCTTAACATTATCTATGGTAGAATACCTCACCTCGTCCACTTCAAAGATTTGCCTATTCATTTCAGCAACACTAAAATCTTCTCCGAACTCACGATTATCTACATTCATGTAAGTTAAAATCTTGTCTCTTACTTTTGCTTTAATTTGATCCTGATTCTCTTCCTCTTCTCTATCAATTCTTATAGTGGTAACAAGATCTAAAGTTCTAATTAAACCATCCACGATAACAACATCATCAGTTGCCATTTTCTTATTGTTTATAGCATCCAGTAGCTGCGTTTTGAAGTTGGTAGTCGCTCGCTGCAACTGTAAATCTGATGCTTTCTCTAAGATATAAATATCAATCACATTAGCTGACGAATAGGCTTTTCTAGTTGCAGCGGCAGCTTTACCCACAGTTCCAAAAGTACTGATGAAAGTATTAGAAAACACAGAATAATCTTCTAAGGTTACTAATCTATCTTGTCTTCTAAAGTTTAATGGAGCATAGCGTTTGGCATGATCTAGAGTTTCAGCATTAGATCCTCCTGTACCTTTAGAAATATTTGTTATTGAAAGAATATCCTCTGTTGGGGAACCGCCAGTAATTCTAGCAGTAATACTATTATTAATAGAATCCTTAGCTATGTTCCCTCGGGTGCCTCCCCCCACTCTGTAAAATACAGTATAGTCGGAAGTATCATCAGGAGAAACCCCAACGCTCCCATCCCCGAAAACTACAGTAGCATTAAAAGCATCATCATAAACTACTTCAAAGATTTTATCTGAAGAACCTGAAGCGAAGTAAATATTAGGAACTTCAACAAAAGCCCCATTCTTAGTTGAGTCTGGTCCTTCAGTAAACACTTGGACACTTCCTTCCACCACAGGACCCTTAGTGAGCTTAATTGTCTTTACCCCCTCAGTAGCAGCAAAGCTTCCACTATCTTGAACTAAAGCTCCTTCTTGTAGAACTAAGTTTTCAAAAACCGTTACAGGGGTTCCTTGTCCTTCTGAGTTATTAAGGGTTATTTGACCAGTGCTATTTACCGTGTCCACTAACCCATTAACAACTTTATACAAAGTAAAGGTTACCGCTCCTCCATCTTCAGGAGATATAGTTTCAATTGTTCTATTTGCTGCCCCAATCACTAAAGTAGTGGCAACTTCCTGAGTGGCAGTAATTTTAGCATCAGCAGCCGAAGATAAAGGACCCTTCATCCTAATGCCAATTAACTCTAAAAGTTTTTTAACACTAGCTCTCTGATTGGCAGTAGCCAAGAAATTTTCATTAGCAAGCATATCGGCCTTCATTGACATGACCGCACCCATATAAGCGACAAGTTCTAAGAACATCATACCTAGATCAGATTCAACAAAGTATTTGTAGTCTCTAGGGTACACCGCTTTAGCATATGCAATTAACGAATTTCTTAGAGTGACAAAATCCGTAGCAGCAAAATTAATTAGAGAAGGTCTCTTCAGTATAGGGACCTGGGCTAATTTCATAAAGTCCGATGTTATAGTTCCCGAAAAGTTCATGATATATCTACCTCAACATCAAATATTTCTAAATCAGCAGTATCTAATTTTAGTGATAAAACTACCTTAAGTGAGTTTCCTCCTGCTGGTCCTGCATCTCCTGTAGGAAATACTCCAAGTTTTGCTATGTGGGCTCCTACAATATAATTAGTAAATGAGTATTGAATTTCCCTCTTAATATCTTCAAAGGTATCTTGATCTAAGGGTTGGAAAACATAGCGTCTCAAGTTACAACCAAAGTTTGGCAACATAACTCTCTCACCTTTTTCTGTTAAAAGAAGCTGCTTTACAGCGTCCTTAATCATTTCAGCCCCAGACTTTTTAGCAAAAAACCCTCCTCCACTTGCCGAGCCCAAAGGAAAATCTAAACCATAAACTTCCTGCCTTTGCCCCGTAACAGGTTGCTTCATATACCTCGGGGGTATTTTTCCGTAGACGGTTACTGTTTGATTAGCTGCCATTACATCTTAATGTTCTTGAAGAAGCCTTGTTGAGCTTTATAATTTTTTAAAACTTCTGAATTATCTAGGGCTCTAGAATAAAATTTCAAGCTTCCTAAGTGTCCACGCAACCCGCTTGTAATTCCACCTCTATCTCCCCCCAAAAAGTTACCAGATTTATACATCCCATCCGTGTACCCACCCCCTACAATCCAAGGAGTATAGAAAGTATTAAGAAGGGGGCCTTGTTTAAGAACTGTAGGACCATCAACAGTTGTGGAAGAGTATTGGAAACTGTTGTTTTTCTTAAAGGAGGGTAGACTTGGAGGCACTTGCGGGTCCACACCAAAAACAGTTGATATGGAAGATGTAGCCACCAACGCCCCATCAGCAAACATCTTTATCGTATTTGTTTTAGGATCACAAGTTACATCAATTAAAACAAATTGAGAGGAGACGCTTCCAAAAGTAGTAGCCGAGAGGTCTACTTTCATTTTATAGAAAGTTTCTAAGTCCTGGCAGTCATCACTATTAATCCAGGAAGCAGAGGATAAATCCCGTGACTGGGTAGGAGCTATAAAGAAACTTAAAGAAGAAGTAGGATCATTATCATAATTATGATTACTGTACCCTGATGATCCTAAACCGTACCCTGCTTCAGTAATTCTCCTATCCCTAGTAAACCCACAAACCATTCCTCTAACAAACTGTTCTCCCCGTTCATTCCTTAAGAAGTCTAAATCTCGTTCAGTCCCTGTGTGATCTACAGCAGAAGCTCCTACTGCTGCTCCAACATTTTCACTTGCCAAAATAGCCTTTGTCAAGGAAGACACTGTGGAACTAAGCCACCCAGCCTCACCATCCATAATATTAGGAACATGAGCCCAGCACTCCATAGTAAATCCAGTTGACGAATAAGTTAGGTCTCGGAACTCCTTGGTGTCGGGCAGCTTGGCATAGGAGCCTAAAGCTGATGCTGCCGCAGTATCACTTGATTTGTTTTTAACAATCCCTGCAAAGTATGGGATGGCTAATCCAGAAACAAAAACACTCTTCCTAGAAGGTGCAACTAACTGAGCATTATTATACATATTCTCTGTAGCACAGTTAGTGACTGGGAAAGCAACAGAGGAGGGTAATTCTAAAGTGGTCTCTAAGAAGTTGTAAACTGCGAACAAATCTGTAGCTACAATCTGATCATTAAGAGATAGAACGGTTCCTGCTTGGGTCGAAGAAGGAGAATAAAGAATACTACCTTTTCCAACAGTAGGAATCTTTAAATGTTCAAAAGAAAGGGAAGGGGGCTTTGCACTAGTTTTAGCAAATTTAGCATCAATAGGAAGAACAATCCCCACAACATCTGCTTGATTAAAAATCAAAGCGTTCTGCTTTTCTAAATCAACTTCTAAGTTATAGTCTGCCAAGTAGGAGAAATCATTAATTGGAATCTCACCAGGGGGGTAGGTAGGTCCACTAGCATCTCCATAAATTTGGGGTGCTTTTACAGCTACCTCAATTTGCTTCTTGCGTCTATTAATTTTATTGTTATGATTAGCAATATCAGAGATAATCAAATTTCGCTGATTAGTTACAACAGAAGAATCTTCTCCGTAGTCGGCAATATAAGTCTGTAAATCGGAAGACAAATCATAAGTTTGTTTGTCCCGCTGTTGCTTAAGGACAGAGAGGAAGTGATCCTCATCATAATACATTTGCAGTCCAATACTATCATCAATCCTATTAGGATCAAAAATATTATCAGTAAACTTATTCAGAGATTTGATAGAAATGGCCTGGCCCTTCCCGCCGAGGTTGGGGTCATAATCGTAAGTCCACTGCTCCCCAATAGGAACAATTCCCGAAATAGCTAGAAATACGGGATCCAACCCCCCGCTCTGAGAATCATAATACAAGCCATCAGAGGTAAGCACATACTGCCCAGCAACCGAGATGGGTGGCCCATAGGTGAGTCTAAATACTTCTTCTTCATCAGCACCCACCTCAGGATCTTCAAGTGGATATCTCCTAAAATTCGTATTATCTAGGAAAGGATCAAGTTCGGAGCTATCTAAAAATCTAGGCTCTAGGGAAGGATCGTTTGCTCTAGCCTCTAAAATATTATTAATAGTATCTAATGAAGCATTACATTGAGAGATAAAAGCAGTAGTTTTTTGTAAACCAGCTTTATCTCCAGCATAGATAGAATCAAGCAATTCTGCTTGTTCTGACGGGGTTAGGGTGGCTCTTTGATCAGCCGAATTTCCTGATTGAAAAGATTGAAGATCATTAAACTTATCTAAACAATCCTCTGCACTGCCTACTAAAGCAGTTATATCCTGATAATTTTGATAAAGCCCTGCTCCCACATCAATTGCATAATCAACGGCCCCCAGGAAACCCCCTAGGTTATCCGTTTCTTGTTTGCTATCATTATCCATCCCCATCCATGCAGTATCAGAAATCCAAGTCCAGATACCTCCTTCAGTAAGAACTTCAAAAACCCCTGTGTTTATGCCAAGCTTCTTAAAAAACTCTTTAGTTTTTTCCTCAGCCTTTGCCTTTCCTCCACCGATATTAGATTGTAACGAAGCAAGTACCCCCGAAGGCATTAAGCTAAGTGCGTTTCCAGCTAAATTTAGCATACAGCTAGGAACACCATAAGCCATACCCATAGCTTGAATGGTTCCTGTTCCTGTTTGTCCTTTAACTTTTAAGAATGTTTCTAAATCAAATGATGCCATTAGTAGCCCTCGTTAGTATGTAGTAATTCCCTTGTTTCCGTAAGTACTTTGCTCAGATGGTAAAAGTACCTCCGAAGGATTAGCCCCGCCTCCTGCTAAGTTTATGTTACCTTCTATGGCATCAATGTCTATTCCCTGCTCTGCCCTTATATCTACAGAGGCACAATCAAGACTAAACTTTTTAGTCTTCATTCTAATCTCTTCATCAGCATGAATATTGAGATTTCCCCCTTCTGCATTTAAAGTAATATCTCCCCCAGCCTTAATTATAATATCTCCGTTTGTTCCTTTAGTTTCTATTTGAATAACTTGCTCTGTTCCATTTGTTTTCAAACATTGAATAAAGATTCTTCCTGATTCAGCTTGTGTAAAGACATTTACATCCTTCCACTTACTCTGAACATTTACATTCCCACAAATAGCCCCATCTCCCCACTCCACTCCGTTGGCTTGGTTAAGAAGCTGTAGTTCTCTTCCCCCCTTCTCTACTACAACATCAGTCTGAGATCCTATATTAAGATACTTTTGTGGTCCTACACTTTCTATTTCAATAGCTCTAGCAGGAAGATCATCAGTTTGAGGATTATCTGTAATCTTTATGGTACTTCCGTTCCCAGAATCTAAGACTATAGAATCAATAGCAGGGCTATCACTTAGAGTAATTTTCTTATTTACAGTTGAAGTTAGCTCAGTCTTCCTATTAATAAAATCAGGATTATATTCTTCAGAAATAGTAAGACCAGCAGCATTAGGGCTTTTTAAAACAATCTTCATGGGTACGCCCCTAGCCCTGTATATATTGGGATCTACTCTATCAACTGGCATAGTATTAGCCCCAACAATAGGTCCCAACTCTGCTTCTACTTGTTCTGGTTCAGGAGAAAAAGTAGCTCCCATATAGTACCAAGAAGAAGATCCCACGGGCTGGCACACCAGGATTTGAGTTCCATCTTCAGGAATTGCTATAAATGCAGCTTCACCATTTGAAGCATAAGGACTTACATAAAAAACATCCCTTAATGCATTTCCTAAAGCATTAATTCTTGCCGAAAATGCTCCATTTGTGTTTACATCTGTTCTATCTCTTACTTCAGCTAAAGAAATTACAGGAAAGCTATCATTAGTCGTCATCTTCTACAAAATCCTCCTTTGCAAGCCTTTGGCGCACTTCAAGCTCATCTTCTTGACCCATCTTCATAGCATTTTTAACCAACTTAAACTCTGATTGTACGCTATTTCCACTAATTGTATGCTTAAATCCCATTATTTTATAAAGGCCACTAAAAAAAGTATTCATTAGTGTTCTTTTATTTTTTCGGCTTTGTTTTATAGACGCATCTTGAGCGAAAACTATACAAGGACTGTTTACAGTAGCTACTTTAGACAAATGAAAAGTAGGAAGAGTCTTAATACTCATTTGTAAAGCTTTTCTATATAAATCTTCCATCATATCAACTGTTAAACTGTGGGGGTTTCCAGGAAGTTCTTGGTCAATTGCTAAATATCCTTTTAAATCGTTTTCTTCTGCATCATCTAAAATAGCTGCAACATGATCTGCGGTTAGGTCAGCATTATCTAACTCCAACTCTCTCGCTAGATTAGGGGAGATTCTAGATGCTAGGTCACTAAGGATCTTTTTTCTATCCTCTTTTCCTAAACCTTGAGTAAATCCTTTTTGTTTAATATAAGCTGCTGCCGCTCCTCTAGTCCTAATAGGAAAAGATCCAATCCCAGTGGGAAGTAGCCCCTCCACTACAGCAGCAGCTTTTCTTGTAATCTCTTTACTGAATCCTGCTTTTAATAGAGCAAGATAAATGGGTCCAAATTTAAAATTCATATCTAGAATATTAGGATTTTGGGTATTATATCTAAAGACAGAGATTCCTTTTTCTTTTATATAATTTTTTTGTTCATCACTAAAAGTAACATCAGAATAAGCAAACTCATCAGGGAGGTAAGATACATCTCCAAAAGAACCAACCTGCTCTCCCACAGGAGGATAAATTATATGTCTAATAGTATCATTATAGTGCGGGTTTCCCAAAATAATTTTATCTAATGGATGGAGAGGGATTTCTTTTACAGCAGCCATAGCATAGTCTTCTTTATTAACGAAGTCTGCCTTATCCGTTACTGAACTCAAACTATACCCAAGTACACTTACTTCAGAAAAGTAATTTAAAAGTTTCTTTTCAGAATCTTTTGTTATGGTCTTAGCTCCTTTTTCTTTTAATTTATTTATAGTTTCATATTTTTTATTTATATCTATCCCACCATAAAGGTACTCTTTAATAAGAGCTAAGTCTCCTACAATAATAGCCTCTTTATTTTCATTAAATTTGTTATACCCTCCAAAAGTATAATGTACAGAAGGATCAATAACTCCTGTTTTTTTAGACCATAAATCTAGAATTTTCGTATCTGTTTCGCTCAAAGCCACAAAATTAATTTGATACTCTTCCTTAGATTGTTTTCTAATTTTATTAATTACTTCCGTTAAAACTTCTATATGATCTGGGATACCTTTTTTATCAGCTTTTTGAAGTACAGCATTAAAATATCTAGTAGAATAATAATGTTCAAACCGTTCTTTCGCAAATTTAGCTTTTTCTGCGGAGATCAACTTACCAGCCTGCGTGGTAGGAATAGTCCCTGTTAATTTTCTACCTGTTAAAGATTCTGCCTCAATTACACGAAGGTCTAAGCCAAAAGAAGACAATACCCAATCTAAAAATAATCGTTTTCTGCCAGCCTCCGCTAAAGTAAATCCAATATCAAAAATTTTTGGAAGTTCTATGGCTTTTTTAGCAGTCCTAGTATTTTTAGCATTTTCTTGTAGAGCTTGTCTACAAATAATATTAATATTAGGAAGTAAAACAATTACGTTAGGGTTGCTTGTGGCTTTTTGTATATAATTTCTTATAGCATCTACTACCATAGCGTGAATATCATATTCTCCTAACAAAACTGAAAGATCTGTATACGCTACGCCTTGTAATGCTTCTACATTTTCTGATCTATGTTTTTTAATATCATATTTATCACCAGCATGTATTTTTAAATAATTTAAAGGATCATACCCAGCAAACTTTCCAAAATTTATATTTTTAGATTCCCCTTCATACCTCATCAGAAGTCCAGCTAAGTTTAAATTTACTTTTTCGTTGTATGCTCCACGCCTGTCTCCTATTTGTAAGGCATTTGCTGTTGGAACAAAATCTAATGTAATTTTTCTAGCCCCTTTTACCGAAATATCTGCTCCCGTAAGGACAACTCTATGTGGCCCAGACCATAAATCAAGATTATTTCCTACTCCATAAGAAATAAAAATTTCTTTATTTCCATAATGTTTTTTATATTCTTGAGCTAACTCTGAATAATACAGCTTCTCATACTTTTCTAGACTAACTCCAACCTCTTCATTCATTTTTTGAGCTAGTTCACTATTTTCAGGGTTGTTTACCCGCTGGTGGGACCAACCTACTACATTTCTTACAGCATTATCAGTAAAAAAACGAGCTTCAAGCTCTTCAGTAGGATCAATAAGAACTAATCTCATTCTCATAGAAGAACCCAAATTAAGAGTATGCTCAAAAGAAATGAAATTTGGGTTAGATTCATTATCAAAAAGCAGGACATCCTCAAGACCATTGAGGGTTAATTCTTTTATTAAATTTTTATATGTTGCTCCCTGGGTAAAGAGTCTATCCATTACCTCTTTATTAAATCCAACTATTATATTTGCTGTGGGGATTTTCATAACAACTTAGGAATAAGAATCCTTTGGTTTGGAAGAAAACCTTCTCCTGGGTCAGAAATACCATTAACTAGCATTAGAAGCCACCAATTCTTAGGGCTTCCATAAAATACATTAGAAATTAAATCGGGACGATGCTCGTAACCAGCAGGAATGTAACCAACTTCATAATAATATGCAGATCCTAAGTCTTCTAATATAGAATCAAACTTTGGAGTGTTAACAATGGTGGTAGTTGTAACATTCCTATGCTTTACCCTCTGAACGTCTAGACTGTACGGTCCTTTATTTTTTCCTAATGATGCCATTATGTTACCTTATGAGGCAGGAGGAGACCAAGCAGCCTCAAGAGCCCCTGGATCCATGCTGTGTGCCTCTCCTAATACAACTGCTTCCCATCCTGCTAAATTATCACGTTTAATAATATTATTAGCTCCTTCTGAATTAAATGCCCCAAAGTCTCCTGTTCTAATCTCTTCTAGTTTCATATTAATTTGTAATTGACGGGGAAGTAAAGTATCTATATCGTATCCTGCTGCTTCATTATAATCAATGGTATAGCTTGTACAAATACAAGGAATATCTTGATACAAAATTCCATGGTTCAACCTTATAATAGGAGGACCATAAATTGGATTTTGAGCATGATTAACCAGACTAGCTCTAATAATATTAGTCCAAAAAATGATTATATCAATAATACGATATTTTAACTGATCATATGCGTCTCTTGTTGCTGTTTCATTTTGGTTAGCTGTAGAGATCTGGGCTGAATTTTGAGAAAAGTCTGTATCTGCTGGAGCCCCACCGAACATTGTCACAGCACTATTTGCAGCCGACAGCAGAGATTGTTTAGCTAGTTGATTAGCGAAAGTCTGTTTTGCAATCCCATATTTAGTAGATAAAAAAGCTATATCTTCATAATTTAAAGAACCAAACCAAATTGCGTCCCCTATTACCCTTTCAGCAGACTCACGGGCAGCGGAAATATAGTGTTTCCCCTTCAAAAAAGCTGCTCCCCCAGGCTTATCAGAAGCTTTAAAAGGTTCTTTAAACTTTTGCTTTTCAGACTCTAAGTTCATTTTATCAGAAGTGTAATAATCTATATATTCTTCTAGTTTAAGCCCTGGATGCTCCTCAAGGATATGCGGTAGTGTCATATTGAAAGACAAGTTAAGCTGCCTAGAGTCGGCTCCTAAGTAACTATACAAATTACTTGATCTTGATATCAAAGAATACTTTTGATATCTAGCTTTTTTTGTTTCTTTAATAACTACATTCTCAAAGAAAGGCACTCTAGCTATATAATATTCTTCTCCTTGAGTAGGTTTAGGGAAATAGAAAGCTAGTTTTGCCCTTTCAGGAAGTTGTCGATCAATTATATGTCTATTAGTCATTTTGTTTTTATGTCCCTATACTAGTAGCTCCCCCAATAGGGGATTTAACAGCTTCATCTGCTGAAACTTCCGCTGCTTCTCTAATTCTTTTCATTTCCTCAAGGGTCTCTTCAGCAACGGTATCTCTTCCGACTCCCAAGATACCTTCAATACTTCGTCCTAACATATTCGCTGTTTCATCTAAAAATTCAGGAGATGTTTTAATTTCTTTTTCAGTATTTACCGAAGTTTTTTTTGTGTGTTCTTCAATTTGTTGGGTAAGACCAAACATCGCCCTATCGCCTTTTCTCGTTTTCTCGAAGGCACCCATAAGATCCGCTAACTGTTGTTCTTGTGTCTTTTTCTTACCCTTATCCTTATCCTTTGTGACCGCAGCAGCATGAGCTTCTATATCGGACTGGGAATTGACTAACGCTCTCCCCCAATTTCCAACGAAACCAGGAACAAGCTTATATGAACCCAACTCAATTAACATATGTCCCATGGCTAGAATTACTTTTTTATAGGCACTATTAACAGCTTCAATAAGAGGATCCATAAAGCCAAATTTATCATTTAACAGTTTAATTATAAGAATAATTGCACCAACAGCAGCAATTAAAGGCCAGAACGGAGCAGCAGCGGCTATAATACCTATTGTAAAACTAGCAAGACCGAGAATAGGCCCAATTAGGGCAATAGCAAAACCAGCTAAGGCTTTAGCAGTAACCCAGACAAGTTTCGCACCAAGCTTGATCAAGTGGGGTATGATGACTATTGTAATTATTTCTCCAAATTTTGTCCACAATTCTTTTGCTTTTTCTACTACTCCTGATAATCCTCCAAGCCATATATAAAGTTCCAACGCTTTTATAATCACAAATGTAAGAGCTTGTTTTAAGACCACCCCTATAACGGTAGCAACATCCAGAATGATGGGATAGAAAGTTATAAATGCTTGTTGCAATGGAAGAAGAATTTCAGCTTTGATTACAGAAAGTTGATTTCCAAAATCAGCAGCTTGTTCGCCCTCTTTAGCTACTCTCTCTCCAAATGCGTCTTGAACAGCGGTGAGTTGGATAGCTGACTCACCAAAAATCTCACTAGCAACTCCAATTTGGAAGAATCCTTCACTAGCATCCCCTACCACCGACTCAAATGTACCAGCACCTTTTTGTATAGCATCTTTAAGAATGCTTTGAGCTTCTTCGGCACTCTTAGCAGCAGATAACTGCTCTCTCACTCCCTCCATCCCTAACATCGTAAGCTTCTCATAACCCTCCATGCTAGTGTCCATGATCATACTCATAACACTTTGCATGGGGCCTTTCATGGATGGCCCTAATTCAGCAGTTAACGAAGCAAAAGCTTGAGTAACCTCAGCCCCCATACCAGCTAATTTTTGAGCAGGGAAGCTCTTTTCTAAAGCACTCATAGCGTCAACCAAATGATCTGTACTAACCATCCATTCATCGCCTATTTGTACAAAGTTTTTAGCTAATGCATTAGTTGCCTCTCTAGAAACCCCTAATTGCGACTCCATTTTAGCAAATGCCATCGCGGTTTTCTTAGATTCTGTCCCTGTTAATCTTTGTTGGTTAACTAAGTGTGCAAGACCAGCCGTATTACCTTGCATACCAACCTCTAACCCAGCAATAGAAGCAGTAAATCTTTCACTAATATCCCCCCGCAAACCCTGCATAGTGGGAGTAAGTTCTTGATTAGTGTGCTCTAAAGAGGTTCCCAAAGCTAAAGAAGCTTTTTGTGCATTTTCACCAAATTGCATAGTTTCCCTGAGTGTATCTTTCAGAGCATCTACAGCAGTAATAACACCACCAAGAGCAAGTTCTAGTCCAGCACCAGCAGGCATAGTTAAAGTTTCCTTATTTTTCTAAGAGGTCCAAAGATATGACTCAAAATATAAGTTCTGTAATTATCTTCTGGTAATTCTCTATTTTTATATAGAGTTTCTAAAGAATTGGGAGTATAAGTGCTATCCGTAGGGATTTTAAATCCTGTAAGAAGAACATTTCCTGTAGATGCATCCTTTGTTACTGGCTCTGTTATAAGAAAAATTCTATATCCTCTACTACCCTTTCCTTCACCAAGCTTATATCTAAAGAAAAGTATATCTCCAGGGTTAGCACAAGAGTCCGATTTTGGAACAATAGCTACCTCCCACCATTGGTCTGCTCCGACCTCAGTTAAAAAATTACGAATTTCTGGTGAAAATCTGGTCATGTTCTTATATTATATATAAAGATTAGCTTAAACCATGAATAATAATCTCGATGTAGAAATAATTGATTTTCTTGATTTAATAAATGAAACACTTAGTTACTCATTTGTAGAAAAATGGAGACATAAGTATTCTGAAAAATTTATAAAGCACTTTCAACTAAAAGTTTTAGATTCTATGAACAAGCAGAAGCCTATCAAGCTGGAGATGCTCTATAATTATCTTACTAAGAAGTGTAAATACTCACCAGAGCAAGTAAATAACTTCTTTATCTCTATAGAGATAGATATCTATCATCCCTTTATATACGGGGCTTGGCCTAAGATTTCTTCTTAGCTTTTAGTTCATCTATCTTTTTGCTTACCTCATGCATCGTACAGAACTCTGGGCAAGCGGTCTTGTAAGCACACCAGTTACAAAACTCATTTCTACTAGGTTTCATCTCGTCTTTCTTCCTTTTACGGATCTTCCAGACCTCATCAACTATCTTTCTTATATGTGCGTTGATTTGAGGGACGGAGTACTGGACATGAACAAAGTTATTGGTTAGGGGATAGTAGTGTGCAGCCACTATTTGGGAGAAGGGGATCTTATAGAGCTTACTGATAGCATAAACATATCCCTTCAATTGAGTGTCCTGATAAAGCTCTACTTTACTTTTTTCTCTTTTTGAAGTCTTGTAGTCGATTACCAAGTATCCTCCATCTTTACCCTTTATAACACGGTCAATAACCCCATTAAGCGTAATGTCCTCTTTAACGGGAACTTCGAAGACTAACTCAGTAGCCACCGTTTCTTCAAGTTTTGGGTTGAACTCAAGAAAATTGTTAATACACTTTAAATCTTTGCCCGTGTACTTCTTTGATACCTTGTATGAACCCCTTACCTCCTCAGCAATCAACACTAGCTCTTCCTGAGTTTTTGCGTTCACTCCATCTTCAAGTATCTTGTGGATATATGACCCAAAGTGAAGAGCCTCCGTGTTGGACTCCCTTGGTTCAGGAAGCCGATCAACATAACGATAACGATATTTTAACTGACACTGTTTATAAGTCTGAAACTTAGATTCGGAAATTGTTTTTATGTACATAATATCACCTCAGTTTATTAGAGACTATCTTACTCAAAACTTCAAGAATAATGGGAAACTATCGGCTAGTGGGCGCGAGTTCATCATGGAGTCTCTATTCGTCAATCATGACTGGAAGAAGCACATGAGCGTCAATGTAGATAGTGGTTTGTGGCAGTGTTTCAAGACAGGAAGATCAGGTAACTTCACCAGACTATATGCAGAGGTAGAAGGTATTCCGTACTTTAGGGCCCAAAGAGATCTTATAATCAAGAACTTTGAATTCCTTGGTGAGGAGGTTCCCGAATTAGATAGACCAACGAAGGAGCTAGAGCTAGACACAAGTAAGTTAATCCCTGTCGATATTAACTCAGGAATGTCGGAGGATAAGAAAATTCTTGATGCGTGGAATTTCTTATTCGGTCGAAAACTATTCGACATGGAGAACATAGAAGTAGGCCCCTTTTATCTGTGTACTGAGGGGAAGTTCACAGACCGTATTATTATCCCATTCAGGGCAGAAGGAACTGTATACTACTTTCAAGCCCGCGCCCTTTACGATCAATCCCCGAAGTATTTAAATCCATCAACCGAGATTGCCCCTAAGCCGTCCGACATCCTGTATCCGTATGATGAAAATTCTGACCACTTAGTGGTGTGTGAGGGGCCTCTAGATGCCCGCGCACTACAACTTCAAGGCGTTAATGCTACTGCCACTATTGGAAGCTCAATCAGCCCTAGACAGGCTGATATACTGTCTACCTTTGAAGGAAAGATTATCCTAGGATACGACAACGATGAGGCGGGACAACGAGGTATTGAGAAGTTTGACAGGATCAGAAAAGAAATGAGGATGGAAGGCTTTGAAATATGCCCTCCACCCTCAGGATTTAAAGATTGGAATGAAGCTCACATCGCTGATGAAAACTTATTTCAATGGGTTATGGAAAAAACTGTTGCGTATGATTTCGAGTATCAGATTAGTACTCAACTAGGTTCTGATTAAAGGGAGGACAAGCTTGTTCACAATGCATTAATAATTGAGCAACGTGGGAACCCATGGTAGCTGAAGTGTCATAAGTGGGATTATATTCCCCTGGTAACTTTGCTATAACACAGTTGTTTGATCTATTACAAAGAGATTCCGCATCAGTTCCAACCACCCATTTTCTACGCATGTAACCAACAGCACTTGTAGTCACAGTTCCAGAAGTACCTAACCCACCAACAGTGCTATCACTAAAGAATCCTAGTTTTTGTGGTTGAAAAAGCCCACTACAATATGAGGCTTTCTCTTTTTCTTCTGCAACTTGAATGGTGTAATTACAATCAATATAACTATAAGCAACTGCTGGGGCTCCTGAGACTACACCCCCTGCTGCTGGGGTTGGCACACTATCATAAACAAATACTCTTTTATACATAGCATTAATGACTTGAGTATGAGTAAACCAATCAGCAAATTCACAAGAGCTAGTATCTCCAGAAGCGTTGAGATTATCTGTTATAGATGTAGCTATTCTTACAGGGGCAATTTCAGATGGGGGCATAATATTTTTTCCTCCATCATATCTAGGTTATAACTTAGATATTTTTTATAAAATATTATCTAAATTCAAGTAATAGTAAAATAGAACGGGGGAGTAACAAAGTTCTGAGTTAAGAAAGAGTACTTAGCCACAATGAAATATGTTCCCACCCCAATCGCGTCCGCATCTGCAAATGTATTATAATTATAAAGGATCGTGTTGTCTGTCGTAACTGAAGCAGGTTCATCTTCCAAAACCGTAGTCCAAGCTTCTTGATTAACACTATCATCATTAACTTTTTTGATAGTAACTGAAGCACCCGTAATTGGATAATCTTTCAAGATATTCTTAACTTCTTCTGAGAGAGTCCTGTTTTGAACCGTAAGATCAGTCGTAATCTTCATATCAATCTTTTCACCAAAACGCAACTTCTTGTTTATCAATCTATTACGAGTAGTAACTAGGAGCGGTTCTGTGATAGTAGTGAAGTTATCATTATACAGGCTGAAGTTATTGATAAAGATTTGATACTCAGAGTCCTCAAAGAGTTTTACAGTCCAAACATCAATATAGTCCTGAACAGAAGAGGCAGTGTTGGTTACGGTGACTCCTGCACTGTATGGGTAACGTATAGTATAGCCACCTGATAAATCTAGACTACCATCTAGAACAGCAATATAGTCTCCTGTACCAACTCTAAAAATACCACTAGCTTGGTTCCCTGGTACATATGCAGGGAACCAAGCCAAATCCCCAAGGTTATTGGAGGTAACTCTACCATCTATACCATCATGAGGATCCTCGCGCGTACCCAGGGGATTTCCAGAAATCCCAAAGCTCATGGCAATGACCGAGGTAGCATCACTACTAAGTAGTCCGTCATCACCTTCCACAATAGAATCAGGAGAAATATTTGCTGCCTTAGTAAAGATAGTACATGCACTTACATCATAAGGATCAATAAACGCTCCATTATTAATAAATAGCGTTCGAATAGCTACTTTCCCACCCACACTTGGGCGATTATGTCTATCAACTAGAGTTACTCCGTTTAATTGCATCTTCTTCTCTCTCCAAGTCTTCCTTTAATAATTTAAGAAAAATTGTCCTCTCGGTACGAGACATAGTTTTTACATCAGAATAACTGAAATGTGCTCGTTTCACAAGTATATAGGCTTCTAGAAGAAGAGAATCAACATCAATTACTTCATCTAGCTCACATCGAAAAAATTTGCATCAATTGGTAAGTCTACGACCGATACCCCTCCACAGTCCGTACAGGCAAATTTAATCTTAGTGTCAACACCATAATCGGATTTTATAGCATTTAAAAGGGTTCTAACGTCCTTAAGAGGCAGCTTGTCAATAACAGCAGAAATAATAGATTTATCTGTATGTCCGTCGATCTCTACAACAAATCTCCATAGTTGATCTAAAGCAGTAGTAGGATCTGCAAAAATCTTTTCATCTCTAACTCTGGGTTGTCTAACTTTGATGTCTTTGGCTAACTGTGGAAGGGTTATAGTAATGGGATCTTCAAAATCATCAGGAACAGGGTTCACATTAAGCTGAGAAAGCTTGACTGTAGTTGGATTCTCAGCTTTACATTCTTGACAAATAAGTAGGGTATTATAATCATCCCCGTATGAAATTTCTCTTAATTTCATAATAAGAAAGAGTTTATCCATAGGAAGAAGCTCTAAAATCTTCACATTAGTTACACACCTTTGAAGAACAAGATTTACAGGATCTTGTTCTTTCTTAGCACTAACAATATTCTTTTCATCCTCAAAGGTCATCGGCCTAATGGTCACAGGCATATCGGGATCTTCTAATTCATAAACTCTACACTCGGAAGGTAAGTCTACCTCTACCGCTGTATTCGTAGGGAGTTCTTTTAAAAGATCATCAATAATATTTTGTTTTGCTGGGTCAACAGCGTAGCTCTTTTCTGCCATAATTGAATCTCCTATAGTTAAGATTTCTAAACTATAATAGTGTGATGAAAATCCGTATAAATAATTTAAATTCTAAGATTGAAACAGACAATCCAGAACTTCTCAAGGCTTTATATGATTTATATACTTTTAGAGTTCCAGGAGGTGAATATTCTCCCGCCTATAGACGAAGACAATGGGACGGAAAAATTCACTATATTTCAGCAACAGGAAATTTTAAAACAGGACTACTTTCTAGAATTCTAAAAGATCTAAAGAAGATTGACTGTGATCCAGAAATCTGGGGCTCAGAAGATATGTCTGATGGTAAGTTACTAGCTTCCTATGAGATCTCTGGTTTTACCTATTATGACTATCAACAGAAATTAATAGAACAAGGGTTAGATAAGATGAGGGGCATTATTAAGTCCCCTACAGGTTCAGGAAAAACTTTAATCATGGCAGGGCTAATCAAAGCCTTATCAGGAAGAAAAATGGTTATTCTTTTCAACGCAAAACAATTACTAAAACAAACTTATGATTTTCTTACTGAAACTTGTGGGATGGACAATATTGGTCTTTGTTCTGGTGAGGGCTATATTTATGGTGATATTATGCTCTCAACTGTCCAGAGTATTGAAAAGCTCCTCGACACACACCTTAAAGAAGCCGAAGTCTTAATGGTAGATGAGTGTCATGAGTTCGCTAACGGCAAGACTACCCTAGCAGCCATCAGGAGCTTCCCTAAGGCCCTGTATCGCTTTGGATTCACCGCTACGCCTCCCCGTGAGCCTGTGCCTCTCTACAACCTAGAGGGGGCTCTAGGGGCCGTACAGGAGGTTGTAGACACAGCTACGCTTATAAACTCTGGTAAACTAACTAAACCAATAATTCAATTAGTTAATAGACCTTATACTGCGAGTGGATCTGATGAAGATCTAGGGTATTTAGATGTGTATGAAGAGTATATCGTACAGAATGATTCGAGAAATAAAATTATTGAGGAAATAGTAAATGACATCAAAAAACGAAATAAAAGAGCCCGCATCCTTGTTCTTACCAAATCACTTGATCACGGAAGAGCC